TAATCCTGAGGTCCCAGTATCTCGTATGCATGTGATCTATATGGTTGATGTTGACTCTAATATTAAGAAGAAGTATAATGAACTATTTGGTAGTAAGCTTATTACTCCAGATGAGAAAAAGTTGATCTTATGATCTAATAATGATACTCGAACCAAGTGACGCAATATATGCAGCAGACAAGTTCATCGATTATTTCTCAAACACGGGAAGGATCGATGAATATCTTCGCACGGTAAAATTAGATCGCATATCTCAACAACCCAAATCTATTCCTGGGTTTGGCCCTGAAGACGATCTCTTCAGCGACTTTGATATGCATCCAGAAGATATGGATATTCGTATCTTCACTGCAGGTGATAATAAAGGATTTAGTAATGAATACTTTAATGAAAGACTGCAGATTACAATGTCTCATGCTTTTGAAACATCCATTCCAGGCAAGTCTCTGAAGTGGATTGTTCAAGAGATGAACACCAATAAGACTATTGGATTCATTCGGTTTGGATCTCCAACTATTAATTCTAGACCTAGAAACGAATGGTTGGGTGCTACACCTGAACTGAGTAAGTTTAATAGACATGCTATCATGGGATTCGTTATCGTTCCCACTCAACCATTTGGATTTAATTATCTTGGTGGTAAGTTGTTAGCACTACTCTGTTGTTCACATACAGCTAGAGAACAGTTAAATAGAAAATATAATGCAGACATTTGTCTCTTTGAGACTACCTCTCTGTACGGGTCTACAAAGTCCTCCTCTCAGTATGATGGACTCAAACCCTACATGAGGTACAAGGGACTTACTGACAGCGATTTTACACCGCTTCTGCATGATAATATTTTCCACGATTTAAACCGATGGTTCATAGCAAGGAACAACGACAAGACTCTAGTCAAGGAAGACGCATCGAGTCGCAAGTTGAAGACCCAACAAAAGATGATTTCAATCATCAAGAAAAGCTTACCTTCTCAAAAGGTTGCGGAGTTCCAGACTGCGATTGCAAGTGCAAAAAATCTGACTGAGCAAAAAAGATTTTATATGTCAACCTACGGATTCTCAAATTCTAGAGAAGTGATCCTGGGAAAGGAAGAAGTTCTTAAGAAGGCAGACAACTACGATAGGTTTGAAGTTGAATCCATCATTGAATGGTGGAAAAAGAAAGCTTCAAAACGATACGAAAGCCTACGGTCTGATTCTAGACTTCGTACCAAGTTAGAGACTTGGAACACTAACCCAGATGAAATTGACATTATTAGATGAAAGTTGAACTTAAAGATTGGCTCAATTCCATTAACATGACTAAGGAAAACCTTCTCAATGAAAGAGCAGAAGAGAAGGAATATCCTGCTTTTATTATTAACAAATGCATGTCTGGTCAAGTAGATACAGTTTTGTTTGCTAATCAAATGAATCTGGATCATCAACTTCCCAGTAAACTCCAATATGATTTTTATCTAAATAGCATTAGGAAAAGGAAGAGATTCTCTCCCTGGCTCCGTAAAGAAAAAATCAAAGATCTTGATGCAGTTAAATCTTACTATGGTTATAGTAATGAGAAAGCTATGCAGGCTTTGAAGATTCTAAATAAAGAACAAATCGATCACATTAATAAGCGACTTGATGTTGGAGGTACAAAATGACTGCATTTGCGGAACCAGAAGTTAACTGGTCACCTGATCAAATGATTGAAGTGACTCTCAATGAACCCGACGATTTTCTAAAGGTTCGTGAGACTCTGACTCGTATTGGAGTTGCTTCGAGAAAGGAAAAGAAGATTTATCAATCTTGCCATATCTTGCACAAACAAGGTAGGTATTATATTGTTCATTTTAAGGAACTGTTTGCTCTTGATGGTAAACATGCAAACCTAACTGTGAACGATGTTCAACGTAGGAACCGTATCATCAATCTTCTAAGCGATTGGGGATTAATCTCAGTTATCAAACCAGAAGGGATTACTGATGTTGCTCCTTTAAATCAAATTAAGGTTCTTTCTTATAAGGATAAAGGAGACTGGACTTTGGAAACCAAATATAATATTGGTAAAAAGAAGAAGGCGGAAACCG